ATCGCCAGGTAACCCAAAAGATCGACACTGTTGTCGTCGATAAGCTCGCGCGCCACGTAGATGGTGCGGCCGTACTTGTACGCCGACAGGGTCGTCTGCGCGAACGTCGGGTCACCCGAGGTGATCTGCGCGCCTTGCCCGAACACCGCGCCGGACACGTGAGCGGTCGCCTTCGGGATCTGCAGCGTCTCGCCGCCGCTGGTGTTCAGCACCGTCGGCCCCGCCTGCATGATCCCCGACACTTCGATCAAGTAGGCGATCAGGCGGTCGTAGAAGTCCGTCGGGACCACGCCGGTGCCGGTGCCGGAGTTCGACAGCAGGGTACGGACTTCCTCCATGCCGAACGTGCCGCCCTGGTGCTTCACCTCGAGCGACCGCGCCGCGCCCTGCGCGCCGCGGATCAGCCCGCGGATCTCCGCGTTGATGTCCCGCCCGTCCGAATCCGCCGGGTGGGAGTACCCGTCGGTCCCGCGGCGGTACTCGGCGGGGCGGCGGCCGATCGCGTCGAACGCCTTGTCGGTGTCGGACTGGCGCCGTTCCGCGGTCAGGACGCCTTCGAGCTGCCCGTCTACGCGGTCCATCTCCTCCATGAGCCGCTCCCACGTCCCCTGCTCCTCCGGGGTCATGTCACGGTTCTCGGTGGCCGCGTCCTCCACGTACTTGCGGGCCTCGGCCCACAACGACTGCCTGCGGTCCTGCAGGCGCTTCGCAACCTCGCTTGCCACGGCGGCTGCTCCCTTCCAAGGGGTGGGTGAATGGTTGCCGTGCGCGGCCTCGGTTGCGTTGCCTGAAACCGCTATTCAGTTGTCCTGCGGGGAAGTCAGTCCAGCGGGGGGCCGAACCGCTTCTCCATCAGCTTCATCATCGCCGCCGCGCCGGTGACCTTCGGCTGGTACGACGGCCGGTCGGTGCGGGCGAAGAACCGGCGCAGCTCATCCGCCGCGGCCATCGACCGGACCTCCTCCAGCGGCGCGGACATCGCCGCCGCCAGCGACCGCAGCCCCGCGGTCGCGTCCGGGTACGCCGGGTCCAGCACCGGCGCCACGTCCACCAGCTCCACATCGTGCAAGACCCGCATCGGGTAGTTCTGGTCCGTCGTGGACCACTCGTCGCCGCCGGCCGCGCAGCGGAACGCGAACGAGGAGAACCGGATGTCACGGCGCTCCACCAGCTCCAGGATGTCCGCGCGGGACTGCGGCGGCAGCACCGAGTAGTCCAGGCCGACCCCGTCGGTGGACAGCTGCAGGTACCCGCTGGCGGACGTGCCCAGGACCATGTTCGGGTCGTGGTTGTACCGGCAGACGACGTTCGGCCAGCTGTCCGCCCGGGACCGGTTGAACGCCCCGGTGCCCACCTTCTCCACGAACCCGCCGAGGTTGCGGGACAGCACGTCGAACACCGCCCCGTACCCGCCGATCCGCTGCCCGTCCGCCGCCGTGCGGACCTCGATCACGCCGGGGGTGAACCGCCGCTCCGTCTCCCCGCCGTGCGACCGGCCGCCGTTGTCACTGGCCACGTCCGCGCCGAGTTTCTTCATCGCGGCCCGGATGCGGTCCTTCACCTCGGACAGGGTGACACCGTTCATCGGGTACTGCGAGGCGTTCTTCGGCATGTTGATGTACGCCCACGCCGCCCGGATGTGCTCTTCGGTGTCGATGGGGTACTTGCCGTTCTTGGGGTCGGCATAGGTGACGTTGCCGTACGGCTTCTTGCTGCTGCTGCTGTCAGCCATGCCCGTTTCCGTTTCCTTGGTTTACCGGCTGCTTACCGTTAGGGGACGCCTGCCCGTTGCTCGCGGCCGGGGCCTGCGTCGTGGGGTAGATCGGCGGCGGCGGCTGCGCCACCTGCGCCTCCTTCGCCAGGGTGAGCGCCTGCTCCCTGGCCAGCGTGTCCGCCGGGCTTTCGGTGACAAGGTTCTCGAACGACTTCGGGATCTCCTTGATCCCCCGCGCCATCGCCACCAGCACCTGCAACGGCAACGGGTCATCCCCGACCGCGCTGCTCACCAGCGGCAGGCCCTCCGCCCGGGCCACGTCGTTCTGCGTCATCACCCCGACATCCCGCGCCGTCCGGTACACGTTCCACCGCGTCTCCGGCGTCATCCGCAACCTGGCGTCCCGGTTGAACTGCATGTACTGCGACGCCGGCAGGTACTCCGCCAGCGCCTCCTCCAGCCGCACCAGCCACGGGTCCAGGGAATCCTGGATGAAACCGATCTGCTCCGATTCCACGTTCGAGTACCGCATGTCACCCGTGGACGTCGCCCCGCCGACCTTGTGCGCGGGCACCCCGTAGATCGCCGCGATCTGCGTCGCGTTCATCTGCATCGCATTCAGGAACTGCGCCTCATCCGGCGGCACCACGATCGGCGTGTACTCCCAGTCCCGGCCCAGCACCAGCGGCTCCCGGTTGCGCTGCACCGCCACCAGCTTCCGCCGGATCACGTTCGACTGCTCTTCCTCCACCTCATATTCGGCGTTCTTGAACACCCCCGGCGGCGCACCGCCGGACTTGTACCACCCCGCGCCGTACGCCAGGGCGTCCATGCCGGACTCGATCAGCATCTGGAAGTGGCGGATCACCGACACCCCCCGCGTCTGCCCGGGGACCGTGAACGCCCGCACCAGCAGCAACTGCTCCCGCGGCACCGTCTTCCCGGCGTAGTAGAACCGGGTCTTCGCCGGGTTGAACGGGGAAGAGTCCTGCACCGCCATCAGCTCCGGCGGCAGCCATTCGACAGTGGTCGGGAATCCATACCCGTCGGTTTGGGTGATCAGCCCGAACGCCGTCCCGTCCAGCGCCGCCGACGAAACGTACTGGTACTTCCAGTCGAACTTGTTCAGGAACGCCGACGGCTTCGACAGCAACTGCCCCAGGGGCATCTTCACCTGCTGGTCACCGGCGTCGCGGAACTGCTCCCACGGCAACTGCGCCACGCCCTCAGCCAGCACCCGCACACACGAATACACCGGCTGCAACCGCAGCGCGCCGTCGATGCCGCCCGCACTGTACTGACGCGACGGGTGCAGCGGGCCGCCCACATCAAACCTTACGTACGGGTCATCCCACGGGCGCCACGGCACCCCGCCGATCGCCCGCGACTCCGCCCGCGCCGCGTTCACCCGGTCAAGAACACCCACAACGTCACGCACCCAGGCGCTTGGCCGCGTCGCGCCAGTGATCCCGCTCCGCCGTCAGGCTCGTGATCTGCCGGCCCCGCGACGGGCCGTGCTCGGCCTCCCACCCCACCCGCACCGCCGTCCACGACCACGCGAACGCCAGCCACAACACGGCGAACGCCCGCGACGTCACCCACCCCAGCCCGAACAGGACCGCGGCGATCAAGGTGAGGACCGCGCGGCCGAACTTGACCTGCTTAGCCTGCTCGGTGATCTCATCAACCGGCACCCGGTCCAGCACTGCGGTCATCCAACGCTCCTCAGCAGGTCATACGGTGCCAGCCGCCCGCGGCCGAACTTGTTGAACCCCCACAGCGCCAGCGACGCGCTCACGATCGGGCCCAAGTCCACGACCAGGTTCTTCCGGTCCCACGCCAGCGCGTCCGACAACGGCCGCGACGTCGCCCCCGCCAGCGACCGGTCCAGGGACTCCTGCCCCAGATGCCGCAGCCCCTTCGACGCCACCGCGTCACGGAACTGCCCGAACGCCTGCGCCGCATCCCGCGCACTGAACGGGCTGGCCACCTCCACCCCCGCCTTCAGCAGGCCCTCGATCAGCGCCCCCGCATGCGACGACGGGTCCACCACGATCGCGCACGGCCGGTGCCGCTTCCGCAACTCTGCAAGCCGCGGCACCACCCAGTTCACGTCCCGGTGGTGATCAACCACCTCCACGTGCGCCCGGCCATCCGGGCGCAGCCCGCACGCCGAAATCGTCGCCCACTGCTTGTGCGGCGCCACCAGCGTCACCTCAGCGCCGAAAGCCACCGGGTCACCCGCCGAGCTCGACGGGTCCGCCAGGGCGTCCCAGTCCTCCCGCGGGATCACCTGCCACGCATCCGCCAAGTCCGTCGGGTACATCCCCACCCCCAGCCGCTCCCGCGCAAACGCCCCCGCGTCCAAAGAAGCCCGCTCCAGCCCGATGTACTCCGGCGAAATCCTGATGCCCATCCCCGGATTCGCCCGCGCCCAATCCCGGGGATCCGCCGGATCGTAGTCATCCGGGTCCACCGACCACTCGAAAAACGCCAGCGACCCGTCCCCGCCGGCCAGGCCGCGCGCCCGGATGCGGCCCAGCTGCACCGACGTCGGCTCACCCGCCGTCGAGGTGTACCACACCTGCGGATTCGGCCTGGTCGACAGCGTCGGCAGCATCGACGCCATCGCGTCCTCAGAGATGTTGAACGCCTCGTCCAGAATCACCAAATCGGCGGCGAACCCCCGGCCCGCGCCCGCCGACCGGGCGATGAACCGCAGGCGGCGCCCGTTCCTCAGCTCAATCGACTCACTGCCGTGCGACCGGATCACCTTCGCCACTTCCCGGTGAAAGTCCGGATTGTTCTCGATAAGCCCCAGAATCCGCCGGAAAGCATCCGCAGCCGTATCAAACTTGTGCGCGCTGTGCAGGATCAGCTCCACCCCGCCGAACAGGAACAACGCCGCCAGCTCCAGCGCCTCAATCACGGAGCCCTTACCGTTCTGCCGGCTGACGATCAGCCCCGCCTCGAACGCCGCGTGACGGTCACCGCGCGTCGCCAGCGCCTGCCGCAGCACGTACCGCTGCCAGTCATCCAGCACCAGCCCCGCCTGCGCGGCCAGCTCGATCGCGTCCTCGCCCTGCGACCAGTCGTCCGCCGGCGGCAGCGAGCACAACCGCGGGCGCTGCTCACCCAGCGGAACGGGCGGCACGCCGGGCCCGGAGGTCATCGATCGCGCTCCTCGCCTTCGGCGCCGCCTTCAGCAGCTCCGTCATCGTCACCCGCAGCTCCCGCGCCGCCTGCGCCGACGCGCCCAGCCGCTTGTCCGTGCCAACGTCGCCGTCAGTGCCGGCCTCGTCGAGCAACCTGGCCAGCGCCAGCGCCGACGCGGCCAGCGCGCAAGCGCGATCGGCCGGTGGCAAACGCCGCAGATCACGCCGCACTGCCAGGGTGACCGGCCCGGCTCGTTTCGCCACACGGCCCTCCGTTACGGTGCGTGACAAATCTGCTGGGTCCCCGCGCGAGACTCAGGGGGGGGAGCCCAGATGGGGGCGGCGTCAATCGAGATCCCTACTGAAAAACTAGGGTTCTGTTTGCGCAGGTCAGCGCGCTGTTCAGCGGTTCAGCCATCCCGGAGGGCCGACAGGCATGCCTGGCACTCCCCGGATTGCCCGGACCATGGTTACGGATTGTGACCGGTAACCATGGGCGGGATGGCTTCACTTCCCGCGCCGCCGTCACCGTCCTGCGCGCTGCGCGGGTCCTGTTTCCTCGCCGGGCACCGTCTGACGTGTTGCAGTGGGCATGCTCCAGGCCACGGTAGGCCGTCTTGTCATCGGTGTGACCCAGATGGATGGCTTGCGGAGGACCCCACATCGGCTGGCCACATCTGCTGCAGGGATCTCCCGGCGACCATGCAGCCATCAATGCGCGGCGCAGCTGCTGGTGCTCGTAGCCGTAGCCTTCGGCGGTGGTGTGACCAGGTACGCGCACGCGCGGCTTACGTGGCCTGCGCCTGCGCACGGTTCAGGGAGCCGGTGGTGCTGCGGCCCGCTCGGCCGCAGTGGCCGTGTCCAGGTCCGCCACCGCGGCGGTGAGCCCGGACAGGTCCAGTGCCGGGTTGGCGCCTTGCAGCGCGGCGATCTCGGCTTTGATGGCGGCGAGGGCGGTGTTCTGCTTGGCGACGTCGGCTTCGATTTCCTGCGCCGCGGCGTTGAGGTCGTCCTGCTGGGTCATGAGCTTGTTCACCTTGACGTTGAGGGC